TCAGTCGATACCCACCATGCAGTGGTCGAAGTCAGACGGGAAAGGTTAGCTTGGCCACCACCGAGCATACCCATCGATTTGATCGGGTTGATGTCGTTGTTAGCGTTACCAGTACGCAGAACCGACTTCAGCAGAACTTCTGCTTGGAAGACGTTCGACGGGCTGACAACCAGCTTTTCAGGAGTCAGACGAATACGCTTACCGTTGTTGTCCACCGCATTACGAATCTGAACAAGAATCTGTTCCAGAGAGGTTTGCGACAGAGCAGCGGCAGTGGTCAACTGATTCGAGAAAGTGCCGTTAGCGATTGGGTGTGCAGTGTTGATCAGCGATACGCCATCACCACCAACATAAGCACCGCCAGTGAACGAACGGTTCAGGATGTTAGCGCACAGAGTCTCTTTGGTTTCAATCAGCGATTGAGCCAAGTGCTTAGCATAGGTTTGGCCGATTGCGATGTGATCGCCATCTTCCACCAGCACTTTAGTCAGTGCAAATGCCAGGCCGTAGACTTTATACACGTAACGTGCATTGAACAGCACGCCACCGGATTGGTAAGTTACCGGCTGGCCGTCAGGCAGTTCAGGCGCAGCAGGGAAGCCGTACAGGACCGGTTCTTCGTGGTAGTTACGCGGAATACCTTTGCGCTCATTGAAAATCTGCTTCCATTCGTCTGCACGTTGCTCATACAGACCATTGAACTCTTCGTTAAGAATTGGTTCAACAATGGAACGGAAATCCGTAGAACGCATCGGAACTGCGCACATAATCAAGCCTTGCTTGACCAATAGGCCAAACAGAGCATCGTGCAGCTTATGTGCTACGCTTTTGAAAAAGCCGCTAACTTTGGAATATGCGGCAGAAATAAGTTTATTCATATCCGCTCTCCTTAGAACGCGTTACGAGTAGCAACATACTGATGATCAGCAATTTCAACTTGGCAGATCACATACGTATCACCGAACGCATTGTCCGGGCCCGGGGTAATACCAATCAGACGCATTGCTGCACTACCAGAAGTAGTAACAGTGCCGACGTCAAGAGTTGCAGCACTTAGGCCAGTGGTTGTTGAACCACCAGTGATACTACCAAAATCGTACTGATTACCGATATTGGTGACATCAACAGCTGCAGTGGATTGGATTTGATACACGATGTACGGATCAGAAGTTGCGTAAGCAATAATGTTCGTACCAATGTTATTAGCAATCCACTTGTTCGACACACGACGGCGACCGTCAGAGTCAGTGAACTCAACACCCATAAACGTGCCGATGATTGCATCGGTCACAGCTGCAGGTTCAAGAACGCCAGAAGTGTTAATCTTGACAGGCTGATATTGCAAAAGAGTGGTAGTGCAGTTGTCCGGCAGCGTAAATGCTTGAGGACGCACATAACCACTCGCATGGTAGATCGGCTGAAAACCGAAAGGTGCGTTTACAGTGTTTGACATAATATTTCCTTAAAAATATGTCATTTACTTTCTTCGCAATTACTCATAGATCTGAGGTCGCGAAGGGCTTTCGCGCAACGCTTGATAACCATCACCCTCAATGAGTTTGCCGCCTAGCTGCTCAGCTTGGTCACGTAGTGTATCAGCCATTGCAGTCAGTTTCTCAGCTTCCCTGTTTGGTGCATGGAAGTGAGCTTCTTGCATAAATGCTTGATACAGCCGCATAGGCAGCTTAAACGCAACCATCTCATTGACACCAATCATTCCTGCATATTCACCAGTTTTCAGTGTGACGTAGTCCCATCCCGGAACATCGGCTGCGGTGATCGGCTCATACCCAAGGCGAATACGCATTTGAATAGAGTCTCGTGGATTAGTGGTAGTCAACCAGCATGTGTGGTAACCATCGATTTTTGGTAGATCAGGCAGTTGGCTTTGGTAAAACTGCTGTCTAAACATTTCGATACGCTCATCATCAGAAATCTCGCGATTTTGCTGGACTTTGCGTTCTTGCATGTCCCTAGAAATCCGAGCCGGATCAGCTGTTCGTTTTAGACGTTCATCACTCATTTCTCACTCCTTATCAGCGAGCTGCATTATTATCACGATCCCACTGTGCATACGCCTTCAAATAGCGCTGGCGTGCTTGTGGGTCATCCCATACTCCGGCGTCAATCATTGCTTGTTTGCGCTCTGGAGAAATATATACCTCATTTCTATTGGCACGAGGCGTATCACCTCGACTAGAACCGACCGGAGGCCCACCTCGCTTTTTAGTTGTAAGCTGTGTTTCCACTCGTCGATCCAGTTCTCGCCAATATTCTAAGCTGTTCGGATTATATCCCTCGTCTGCAAGTGACTGATCAATTTCGAGAACTTTTTTAGATCTTTCATCATTGCTCTGAGGGTCATACCATGGGTTCATCTTAATCCAGTCTTGTGCAAGACGGGCTGCAAGATCACCCTGTGTTACTTGAGGCTGCTTTTGTTGCTGTGGTTGTTGTGAGCTAGGTGCTTTAAATTGTGCTTTTGCATGCTCAAGTTGTTGTACAACTTTTAATGCTTCATCACGAATGCGCATAGCTTTTGCAACATCGGCACCATTACCTGCTTCAACAGCTTGTGCAATGATATGTTCAGCGGCTCTTGCTTCTTCAATTGCTTCATTAAGCCGTGAATCAATCATGCGGAAATCTTGTGATGCCGTTTTATGCTCAACATGCTTAAGACGGCGAAGCATTTCTTCATTCTGTTGCCGCAAGAATGCTAGCTCTGCTTTGTCACGTTCTATTGCTGCTTTCCGACGTTGTGCACGCTCAGCTTTTTCTTCACGGCGCTTACGACGCAGTTCTTCACGATCTTCATTGTCGGCATCTAAACGACTATCTTCTTGATCATCGTCATCATGATCAGAAGCTTCTACTTTCGTATCATCTTGTTGTTCTTGTTCTTCTACCGCAACATATTGTTCTTTGTCATCATCGCCATCGTCTTCAGACAGCGTATCTGCTTTCTTGTTCATATATCAGCTCCTTTCAGCTGTTAGAGAAATGCTCTCATTTTTAGCGGATCACCAGTGATTTCGCCTCGAATATCCAAGTCATTAAACATGACAAATTCGATTTCTTCATCACCAAGTTCTACGGTCCAACGATCACCGCCGTATTTCGGCACACGAACAAACATACCAACATCACACCATGCACCTTCCGGCCATGATTGCATAGTGTTTCGGTTTTTGTATGCAAGTGGCCCTATCGACACAACACGTGCTACTTGTGTGTTGCTAGATTCGGTTTTGCGTGCTTCTTCAGGAATATACAAACCACCCTTAGTTTGCGCTTTGGCACGGCGTATCTGTACGATAACACTAGAGCCAAAAGGCTTTACACCACTGTCAACTGTAGGAAATGCATCATCAATTGACTCATACGCCATTTCTAGCGGTTTTTCCAATAGCATTTTCTTCTCCTAAATGCTGTTACAAATACTTGTCATGCTCATCTTGATCTTTTAGCAATGTATCGATCAAGTCAAGCGCTTTCTGCAAACCGGCATAGTACCCGATCCGTTGACCATACAAATACTGTATGTTCTGTGATTCGGATGAAGGTGGTTGCTCTAAAGCATGTTTGGCAACTAATGCTTGTTGCTCTTTTATTTTGCCGATTAGGTGATTAATCACATGCCGCCTTTTTGCGTCTTGGCTTCAAATGATTTCATGCGAGTCAGATTCTTAGCATCACCACTAGGAATCGGTGCTTTAGGTGCAGGATCTTTGCCACTACCTTTAACAGTAGTTGGATAGCCTTTGCCCATCGCCATTTGTTTGTGCAGATTTACAGCTTCCATATTTCACCTCAAGGGTTGGGGTTAATGCCATGACCAGTGGATAGTGCAATCTTTTCACCGGACTCTACTTCCAAAGCAGCTAGTTGCTTAGCAGTTTGGTTATCTTCTGCATTCATGCGTAGATCAGCTTCAATTTCCATGTCAACCTTGGCCAAAGCAGCTTGTTCACGCATCTTTTCACGCTCAAGCTCAGCTTGTAGACGCTGAATTTCTGTCTGCAGACGTTGAGCTTCTGTTTGTTGCTGAATTTGCAGCTTCTGAGTTTCGATTTGCAACTTAGCTTGGTCAGCAGCTGTTTTGCGTTCAATCTCTGCTTGCATAAGACCAGTTGACGGATCTTGCGGCATTGGGGGTGCAAACTGCTGCAATAGCTTAATTGCTTGTTCAACAATCTCAGGTATAGTGCCAAGTACTTGTTGTGCTTCTTGAGCCACCGATTGGCTAGCAGCTGCCAACATACGGTCAAACTCTGCTTTTTCTTCTTTGCTTGCATCTTTCATCAGCTTAGTAATGTCAATGCCAGCTGCACCTGATGTAGTCTCAACCATATGTGATACATACCAGAACGCCAAATGCTCACGTATATGCTCCAGGATTGGAGGAATCACAGTTGAACCAATTAGACGTGAGCCACCTAGCACTGGGCTTAACAAATAATCCAAGTGCACTTGCAAATGCGCCAAATGATCTTGATCAGGGAACGCTGCAATTGGCCTGTTAAGCGTTGCTGCTAGGTTCTCATTAACAGCATTCATCTCATGAACTTCAGGTTTCGGTATTAGCAAGTCTTCATAGTCAGGCACTTTTAACTGGCGCAAATACATCTCTTCAACTTTATACGGGTCGTATAAACCTGGTTTCGCGTCAGCTCGCTGAACAACCGACATTACCTGTGCAAACCGCTGTGTATCCGTTGAAATATTCGGATCACTAACAGGCATTACATTCACTGGCCCTTCAAAGTCAGCACGATATGCAAGCAATTCACCTGTATCATCATAGATCTCATCTTCATTGAGATACATCTTATTGATGCGATACAGCAGCTCTAGCACACGTCCCATTGCATCATGGATTCGACCATGAATTGCATTAAACACCACCATGCCTTGCTCAATACGAGCTAGTGTAGTACCAACAGGTGTGTTTGCATTCGAATCGGCAAGCTCTTCAAACGTAGTACGAACAACTGATTCGGATGTATCAACCAAGAAACCAAGCAATGAAAACAGAACCGAGCTCGGAGGATTAAATGGCAATGCCATTAGCACTTTGCGAATATCATCTTGGCCAAATGATCCTTCGATTTCATGCACTTCGGTTGGATCAATGCGCTCTGTTTGGCCGCCTGCACCACCCTTCATCTTTACAAGACCAGGGAAATTGCTAATGTGCGCAGCATCCAACAATGCACGTAGTGAACCAGTGGCAGCTGCACTTAAGCCACCAAGCATATGCACAAAGCCGATAGGATAAGC